CTTTCACAACTAAATCCTACTCCTGTACCGTTCATTAATATATATAAAGCCTCTGAAAAAGCTCGTTTATTATTAATAGCGAGGTAAGAACAATTGTAAGCTGCAATATTGTCTCTTTCACAAGCCTCTCCTGCTGACATAAGAAGTCTCATAGATGGCATTACATCTAAATTTAATACAGCTTCTCTAATTTCTTTATGTTCTTTAAGATTGGGGACTTTTGTTTTAATATAAGATATTAATCTATCTACTGTTTCTGTCCAATTTTCTCTTCTATTTTCTTTTGGTAGATACCTTGCGTATCTTGATAATCCTATAACGTCTTGATAGACGGAGGGTAAGTTACTCATAATCGTGCATTTCCTCTATATTTTCGTTTGCAAAATCTTTAAAATAATCAATATTTTCCTCTATTTTATCTCTAAAATGTTCAACAATTTCGTCTGATGTGACATTTAGCATTTCAATAAGAGTAGTTTCTTCGACTCTTTTAAGCTCGTTTAGTATTTCTTCAAAAGTAAGCAATGTATGACCGACCTTTCCAATTAAATGTGGTACTTAAATTCTAAATCTTTGGGAAGATGAATGTATTCTTCTAATAAACATCGTGTTGATGTAGCTTTAGGGTGATGTTTCTTAACATGTTCGTAAGCTTGAGTACAGTTAACAAAATGTCCTATGTATTTCCAATCACTTGGACCTACTGGTGTAAGCATAATACTAATTACCATTACGTAATGAATCATTATTAGTGTCCTTATGTAGTTCTTTTAATAATTCTAAGTAGTGTATACATTTATCTAAGTCTTGATGACCACCCTTATGTTTCCATCTAACAATATATTTAATAATACATCCTTCTATAAAAGGTATGTTATTTTTATGTATAAAATCTATAGGTTGAATCTTATAATCTTTGTAATGAGATCCACCTATTTGTTTTTTATTAGCTTTATCCATATTATACCACATCCTTTATAAAAAGTCAAGCAAATTTTTCTTTTAAGTATTTCATTGACACTGCCATCTCATCGAAGCTACCATCTTTAACATCATGGAGCATATAAATTCCTCTCCAATGCTGGTTAGTTTGATGTGATAAATACTCTTCATCATGTACATAAGCACTACCTGATATAATAGCTGTCATTTCTGTACCATCAGCTCGTCTACCATAAGCTATTTGTCTACCTTGTTGATGACCTGCAAAGCAAGACATATGTTTCTTAGTTAAGAGAGCATTAGCTGAAGTAACCGGTCTACCCATGACACCAGAAGCAAAATAGTGAGAGTAAGCAATGCCGTTGATACTAATAACGTCCAAATAAGGAACAACAGTCCAGCCAAATTCTTCATATTTTAGATCTCCTAAGTCTACAAGACCTTCTAGTTTTCTATCATACTCAACTGACCTAGTAATTCTATCTTCATGGTTACCTAATGTAAGTACCATCTTAGGTTTGTAAAGTTTCTTTTTAGATCTTGCTAGTTTTTTATTTAAACGTTTGATAGGTTCGAGTAATATTTCCATTCCTTTTAACGCAGCACGTATATCAGCTTTGTATGTTCTACCCTCAAATGATTTCTTACCTGTATCATATGAAGAAAGGCTAGGCATATCTGCAAAGTCTCCTATATGTACAATTACATCTGGTTGTTTTTCAGCAGCATACTGTCCTATCCAACGCAAGTAGTCCAGGCTAATGCCTGGCTTTACTTGAGTATCTGGGATTACTAAATGCTTCATTGTAATGTCTCCTTAAGTTTAACATTCATTTCAGATTCATTCATTTCATCATCAGTAGCTTTAATTATACCTTCTCTCATTAAAGCTTTAACTGCATAATTTATTAAAAATTCATTTTCATTTTTATCAACTTTGAAATCAAAGTCAACACTACCATCGTCATTCTCTACTAAGTTTTTTATAATCATTTATCCAATCCTTTCTAAAGTCTAGCCACATGAACCCTTCTTTTTCAGCCCATTGCCAGTATGTTGTTTTACTACGTTTGGTTATCTTGTTGTCTGGATTCATAAACAAGAATATTATGGTGACTTCAGGATTACATTCTTTAAACCAAACCATCTTTTGTCTAGTAGCTAAATCAAGTTTACCTTTAGCTTCTATGTAGACATTCTTTGCCATTTTAAAATCAGGATTATATTTCCTATATTTAATAGGTTGAATATAATTGATTACATCTGGCTCATATTTAACTGACGGAAAATTTGTCTTGAGGATCTTCCATGCTTTCTCCTCCAGTTTGCTTTTGAAATTCATTAAATCTATCCTTCCAGTTATCTTCTAAGTATCGTTTCATCCATAAGCATGATGCATTACGAATAAATCTGTTATCGTCATTATATAAATCTTGCACAATAATAAACATTTCTTCAGGTGTTTCACAACCTGATAACATTTGTTTAGATTTTTTATCACCTAAACCTTTAATACCTACAACATTATCTGAAGAATCTCCTTTTATGCATTGTTCAAAGAATAGACGAAGACCTTCTAATTCTGTTTGTTCTACAAATTTATCAGGTCTTGTCCAGTTCTTACCACTAATTTCCCATGAGAAATGTTTGCCAGGAACTTGTAATAAATCTTTATCAAGAGTACAAATGATTGTATCTTCAGTTTGATTTATTGACATTTCATCATCAGCTTCCAACCCTTCTCTAGCTGTTTCAGCTCCCATTTTTTCTAGTGCATAATCTTTAAGAGCTTGAAGATGCTTAGGTTTAGGTGCTGTCCTATTAGCTTTGTAAGTAGGTAATACATCTTTACGAAAGTTAATAGGACTTGAAAGAAAAGCACGGTATTCTGTTGCTTCTGTTTTCTCAATAATACTATCTAATAGCTGTTCTGCTCTATAGATAGCAATACCTAAGTCATCATTCTCAGCACTTGCAGCACTTCGAAAACACACTAGATCATGGTCAATTAGTGCTTTCATTAGATTAGTACATCGTCTGTGAAGTCATCAATAGATGTCGTTCCTACAGTTCCTAGTACATAACCTTCATACAGCTTTGCTAGACTGATTACGTCATTAGCTGTAGCTTTACTACCATCAACTGCAAAGGTAGCTACTGCATTAGAAAGAGACGACTGACGTACAATCATTACTTGCCTAGCGGCTCTTTCATCCTTAGTTTCATAATTACTACCTGTAACCCTTGTTGTGTTAGCAGGTTTGACTGAACTGCCTGACGTTGCCTGGGTATCTAGTTCACCATCAGCAAGTATCTTTGTCCATTGCCAGTAACCATTATCATCTTTCTTAGTAGCTACATTAACGCTGTCTCCTTTAGTCCAAGACTGAGCTGCTTTAAAAACATCTGGTGCACTGAACGACATTAGCTTCTTTGATTGAGCTTGACCTTGTTCATTCTTGTAAGTTATTTCAATAGATTGATACTGCCTACCATTCTTTGCAGAATGTGTATTTAAACTACCTACATCAATTACATTAATTTGCATTTATAATCTCCAAGTTACCCCATGATGGTCCAATTTGACATTCAACTCTCATGGGAAGGTTGAACTTTTTTCCGAATAACTTTTCAAAGTTTTCAGGTACGTCATTAAAACATTTGTCTACTACTTTAACTATACTATTATTATCCCATACTTTTTCATCAAAGTCAAGCATTATTGAATCATGTACTGTATTAATTAATTTAACACCCGGTTTGTTTTTAAGTCTGTTTCTTAATGATACTCTAGCAATTGTCATTAAGTCAGCACCTAAACCTTGAACAGGATAATTTAGTATTCGTGTTCGAGGATACTTTAGATTACCTTGACTATTTATTTCAGGCTTGTAATCATATCTTCGTCCTGTAGGCATAACCAAATATTGATCTCGTTTTGCACGAAAGAATATTTCATCATGCCACTTTTTTAATCCATTGTACTTTATATAAAATTCATCAATTACATTTTGCCAAAAAGATTCATTACCTATATCTTTAAAGTTGTGGTCGTTTGCGTATGAGTACGCACTCCCACCATAGATTAATCTAAATACAAAAGTCTTAGCTGTAAGTCTATCTGGTAATCTAAATCTTTTTTGATTATCAGAATGTTGATCTACTTCATTTAGTATCTCTTTGATAGCTGTACTATCTTGAGATAAGTAAGTAGCACCTACCCATTCTAATTGTTTTGCATCTGCATTAAGTATCATAGTAAATTGTTTCCGTGTAATGTTATCATTGCTCGTATCTCTCTTTGAGCTTCTTTACTAAGTTTACCAAGAGTACAAGCTACACCATCTTCAACTAACATATGACTAAACTCAACTGAAACAAAATGTTGATGTGCTTCTTCTTGAGCTTGTTGTTCCCAGTTATCTTTTTCATCTTCTTCTGGAATAAGATAATCAGTTTTCATTTAGTTCTCCTGTAAATGTGGAATATCTATAAAAGGTACTGGATCAATTGCTGGTAGTGGTGCTTCATCAGCAATTAGATGATCCCAAGAATATATAGCACTATCTGATTTATTATATACTGTTAAAGCAAAACTAAAAATAATTAAAAATCCTACTATATAATATGTTAAATTGCTTTTCATATTATCTCCTTAAAGTTACTAGTGAATAAAGTTTTTATTTCTCCATCAAAGTTTTGTAAGTTAGGTTTACTACTACTTAACCTACCTGTTTTTGCTACACATTGATTTAGTTGTCCATGTATTTTTCCTTTAGTCCAGTTCATCTGGTCTGTTAGTTTTGTCAGTCCATAATAATATGTTGACATTCGTTTTTCTAAAGTTGCTCTAGTAAGTAATATGTTTAGAATTTCTTGAGCTTCTTTAGTTCCTTTAAGACTTTTGAGAGTCTTTTCGTCAGTTGAGTACAGACCTTCTTTAGATAACTCTGTACCTGCAATAGGTGGAACACGTCTTCCCATTGGAATTGTGTAATCTTCCCATTTAAATTTAGGCTGGTCTTTTTTAGGACCTGTCTTATACGTTCCAGCAGGTATCTGACGCTTAGATTTAATTGCTCCACCATAAAGGAAAGCACTAAGATGATCCACACTATTGGGATTAAAATCATCGTACTTGTGATAATTGTGTAATCTATTATTAAGCTTACTAATTTGTTCTTCGAGTTCTTGTCCAAGTGTATTACTCCAGTCATATTCAAAGTTAAGTCCATTGTATTCCATTTCTTGTAGAACCATTAGGTCTTGATTATGTAATGACACCAAACGTTTTAGTTCTGGACGTTTGTCAAGTTCTTTCATTTGTTTGTACATAATTTTTTCAGTAAGTTCTACATCTTGTATTAAGTACTCTTCCAAGATTTCCTTTGGAATCTTGTCAGTATCTATATTGTTTTTCCAATAGTTTTCTTTTACTTCATCTAGTTTAGTTCCAAGTTCATAGTACTCTGCTACTCTATTAAGAGAAGGATATGGATTAGCTTGATTGTCAAGTATGAATTGTACTAATTGACAATCCCATATTCTTTTATCTTTGAATACTATACCATATCTTTGTAACCAATGCAAGTCAAATTTAATGTTAAACCCTACAAGCACATCTGCATCATTCACAGCGATTTGAATGTCTTCTAGCAATTCCTTGTAGGGGTCAACGGAGTATTCAATATCATATACTTTTTTACCAGACAAACCAACATACATAAGTTTATTAGTCTGGTCAAATGCATTACCTTTATTACTAATAGTTGTTTCTACATCTAGTGTCAAGTATTTCATTGGTCTACATACCTCGCTGTTTCTGGTTTAATAATTACAGATTGATTACCATGTCGTAAATCTGGTAATGAATCTGAGTCTCCTAGTAATTTGTTCTTACTTATATTTAAGAATCTCATATGGCTGGTGTTGTCTTGTTCTTTACCAATACCAAGTATCCAATCAGCTTCACCTTGCTTCGCAGTCTTGCTGCTATCAACATCATCCATTGTTAACCACAGTTTATTTTCTGCAGTACCTCCAGCTTGTGATACTGCAATTACTGGAGCATATGTTTTAGCTAACTCTCTAGCCCATTGATACAATTGTTTTAGTTGTAAGTCATGTCTGTCTGACTTGAATCCTTTTATCTTATCCATTTGGTCAAAGATAATTAATGATGGATTAGATTCTTTTAGTATCTGTTCTATTCTACCAGTACTAGATGAATCTTCAAAGTCATATATTTTTATTCTGTTGCCTGTCATGTCTTTGTACTTGGTACTATTGTCTTCTATACTATCAAATAATTCTTTACTTGTCAAGTTTAGTGCTGCTTGATAACAACGAATAGCAACCTTCTTACCTTGTTCTTCATTGTTAAACCATATGATATCACCTTCTGTATGTTGAACCATATGAGTTATCTCTGAAGCTAAGAACGTAGTCTTACCTGTCTCTGGTCTAGCAAAGATAAAACCAAAGTCACCTTTACGTAGTGAACCTAGAGACTTGTTAAGCCAGTTCAGTCTCCATCTCAATCCTGGTGTACCTATCTGAGCTTTGTGTAAGTCAGCTAGTTCCATGTTAACGGGGTCAGGCTGGTCTACTTCTACTTCTTGATGTTCAAAGTTAGAAAACTTTTCCATAAGTTCTTTAACATCAGCACTACCTTCTTCTACATCTAAAGCAAGTTTAGCTATATCACCAGCAAGGGATCTTCTTCTATGTTCTTCAAGAAGATTTGTAATGCTGTCTATATTTTCTATTTCTTCTGTTAAGATTCTATCAAGTAACTCTGATAGTTCTAGTCTTTCAGAATCTTGTAATAAATAATTAGTATTGTATTCTATTAGTAGTTCTAGTTTAGTAATAGTATCTTTATCATGTTTATTATAATAACTATCAACTACTAAAAATAATTTATATATATTAGTATAATTATTTTTAATATAATTTATATTAACATACTTATAATATTTTGTCCAGTACTTTTTGTCTAAACAAAATAGATTTAATATTAATTCTTCAACCATGTATTAATCTCCGTTTCATTATACTCTTTAGGGTCTAGTGGTGTAATGATAGCTTTACTAGTTATCCCTAAACTTCTTAGTCTGTTTTTAATTTGAACAGCATGTCTCGCTTTATCTCTGTCTAACCACACATAGATTTTTGAATATCTATCTGCTAGGTTAGACTCTATCTTTTTAGATAGGTTACTACCTAACAAAGGCAATGCAGAATAATCTTTAGTTCTAGCTATTTTGATAGCTGACAAAACATCTTCTACTAAAATTATTGTACCACCCTTTCCATATATTGTCAAGGGTTTAACACCATTACTTTTGTATTTTTGACTACTAAATCCAAAGTTTCTACCTTGCCAATAGTCTTTAGTTTGAATTAGTACAAGTACTTTAGATGTATTACTCCATTTAATTTTGTACTTGTCTATTTCATTTTGAGTTATGTTGTATTTCAACAACCATTGCATAGCTTCTTGAGGTATATCAGTAGTCGTAGTAATGCCCTGCAATTCATTGAGAATTACAGTTCTATTAATACGTGTTCTTAGACTATTAGTATCTGTTTTCTTTACATAATAACCACAACCAAAGCAATATTGATGGTCATCATAGTCGCCTAAATTATCTTTACTACCACACTTGGGGCATGGCAGATGACCTAAAAATAAACTCATAATTAACTACCTGAAAATTGATTAGGAGATGTTTCTGTTTCATCATCAACATGTTTCAGATCTTCTCTTTCAATTGAAGCAAACTCTTCTTCTATTTCAATATAACAATCGTTACACATATCAATAAATTGACCTGTTGTACTATCTTTTCTGGTAGCTTCAAAATCAGATAAGGATTTATTACACGCTATACATCTCATCTTTACTTCTCCATTTATAATATTTTTCGCAATTACGCACTCACTGCCTAAAGGCATTCGTGCTTATTCCTCGTTAAAATAAACAGTATAACATACTGTAAATTAAAAGTCAAAAGATTTATTCCAACTGTATGTTTCAGCATCTTCCCACTTATCTATTACAGATACTGGTACGTTTTCTAAAACAAACGGAGTGTTATAATCACCATCAACTATAGTAGCTTTCTTACCTTTGATTTGTTCTACTTCAAACCATTCACCTTTCTTAACAACATGAGACTTATCACCTTTACCATGTATATACTCTTCAGTACATACAATCCAATC